GGTGAGAGAACCCATCCCACTACGTGTGATACTACTATTCGCATTGCAATCAAATGCCATCACATCCCCATACTTTATAAATACAAATATACGAAACTTTTATAACAATTCCAAATTATTTTTTGAAAATTGAAGGTAATTTACCAAATACATTTTTAAAGCAGGCATTTGTTTTTTTACAAAATTTATAGATTTCATATTAGATTGTCTAATTTCATCGGTAGGCCCTGCCAATCTCCAATCAATTTCAACCGCAATATAAAATGGTGAGTTTATAAATTTTGCAAAACCATATTCATCAACTTCAAAGATTTTAGAATCTTTATCATTTGCTTTTTGTATAAAATATCTTACTATATAGCCACGCTGATAATCAACATCTTGTGGTGTTGGGATATGTGCTGCTATTTTTTTAGGACTAAATTCTTGTCCCAATTTCGCTACAGATGCATATCTATAAGTGTTTTTTAATGGTATAAAGTATGACATAGCTTATGATTTTCTTGCTAATCTAAATTGTCCTTCGACTTCTGTTTTCCACATCTGTCCTTCAATAACCTGTTTAACTGCTGTTACCTGAAAGAATCCTCCCGTTTCATATTGAGTTGGAATTCCCCTTACTTTAAATTTATCACCTCTTTTAATACCACTTACACCATGAACAGTAAAACTAAATTTAATTGGCATTAACGCAGATATACTTACACCGCTGTTTTTTACTGCTTTATCATATCCGTTTTTGAAAGATTCAAATGTTAATTGGTCATTATAACAAGCTAAATAACAAATACTTTCTAAATTAACACCGTCACCACCAACAGCATCGGTTGAAGTAATATTTACTCTTGGATATGCACCTAATTTATCCAAAAATTGTTGAAAGTTTTTTTCTTTGGCTTCTTCTTTATCTGACCATTTTTTATACATTTCATAAAGTGCAGTGGCACCAGTTGCATCTGCTATCACCTCACCTGCTTGAACTAAAGTATCACCTGCATTAGATATAAAAGTTTTACTATCATTTACTGCTTCATTGTGAGATTCGTTGGCTTGTGCAAAATCTTCAGCAGCTGCCGCCTGATATTTTTGTGCTTCTGCTTCATTACCAAATAATGAAAAGAATCCAGCTGCAATCGTATTTCCTGCACCAGAAAGTAAATTGGCGTTTGCATTTACAAAATTACCCACAACATTTCTATCTTTTGCATTAGCTGCGAATGTTTGGTCAACAAGTACATCCTTTGCCTTTGCCGCCACTTCAGCAGCTGTTGGACCCGGTGGGGTTGTTGGGGGAGTTTCTGTCTTTACTTGAACAGGTGCCGTCTTTGCATTACTTTTTTTTATAGATTGTAAAACTAAATCAGGTTCATTAGTAAATAGTCCTTTATTTCCATCTACATCAACAGGACTTGAACTTGAGTTAGCGGTATAATTCAAACGTTTAGCTATTACCTGATTCATCTTCATTCCACTAATTTCTAAATCCAAATTAGCATCCATAAAGACAGAACTAACACCAACCACATCCAATATGGCCATCCCACCATCTCCCTTTGGTATAAAGTTCATATCCACAACAGTTAATTCAGTAGACCCTCCTGATTTTGTGCTTGATTCTTGGATTTGAAAATCCCAAATACCTCCGGCTGCGGATGACATCCCATTTAGAATTTGAAATAATGCATCTTTAACTAAAAAGTTTTTTGTTTCTAAAATACCTTTAACAAAATCCATATTTACATAAAGATTATCTAAAAGTCCCCATTCAAACGCATCCTTACTAACACCATTCATATCAGGTCCCACAAATTGTATTGACTTTTTATCAGCTACACCTGCTATAATTGGTGTTGGGGATGGAAAATATATATCTTCTATATTACATGGATTCGGCCTTTTTGTATCTACACTTGTAGTATCGGTGGTTGCTGCAGTAAATACAGAAAAGAATGGTGCTTTATTATTCGGTATGAACAATTTGCTTTTATCTGTAGAAAACATTAGCTTAAAAGCAGAACATACTGTATTTTCTGTGTTTACGTGGTTTTTTACCAATGTCTGTCCAATATAGAATCCCTCAGCCCCAATTGTATTTATTATTTTCATTAGGGTGCCAAATCTTATAAAGGATTCATCACCTATTAGGCGTGTACCAGATGGAACTTCAAAATTCTTATCTTCCGATTTTACTTCTTCATCATTTATAGAAAATCCAAAAATTTCAGTACCAGTAGTTGTATCATTTATATTTTCCTTTACATTTTCATCAACATTAATAAAATTTTTAAAGTTAGCAACAGTTTTATCGTTTATTAAGTTTGCAACTCTTTGACTTTGTTTATTTGATGGTAATCTATTAAATGCCATCATAAATCGTTTTCTACCCAAATCAGTTTCTGCATTAACTGCAGTTGGTTTAAAATATTGTCCAACTGGTTCTTCGTTTTTTTCAACAGCCTCTGAACTATCTGCTGCATTTAAAAATGCTGGGAGCTCTGTGAATCCTGTACATTTTACATTCATTGTCCATGTATCTCCATTCATAGCAATACTACCACCAGTAATAAATCCTAAATAGTTATCATAATGTCCGTTTGTATTTTTTCTTGCTCTATTGACAAGGTCGAACGATTGAAACGCACCTACATATCCAGCACTTAAATTTGGTTTATATGCGCTAACACCTGCTCTAGTGTTCCACCCAAACTCCAAAAAAATAGTATAGCCTGGTTCTAAAAAATACTTACATAAGGTATTTAATTGTGCTTTTGTATATGCAGTAATTGAAAATTCTGCTTTTCTAGATAGAGAACCAGCACCTTCATCTATTTGAATTGATGTTATTATAGGTGGTGGTCTAAATCCCCAAAAGTCACCAGATGCATTAACAGCTGTTGTTCCATCCCATCTTACACCAATTGTACCACTGCTAGTATTATTACCATAGATTGATGTACCTGTACTTCCCATTGCTTTAAACAATTGAAAATCAGGGTTGGAATAAATCATTAGACCTGCTCCAACTCCAGATGATGCACGTACCCAGCAATTTAGACGTGATACATAAACCAAATCATCTTTTCTTCTTGCTAATTCGGCCTGTACATGTGGTGCTATATTTGAAAAATATGGAAATGCTGACATAAATTAATTTGAAAATTCTGTTAATATTGCTAAATAGTTTTGTGGTATTCTTAATATTGTTCCATCTTTTAATCCTAATGGAGCATCGTGTATATTATTAGCTGCTGCTATAATCCACCAAAAAGTTGGGTTCTCATAATATTGCCAAGCTAAGGTATCCAAACGGTCTCCAGTTTCCGTCATTACATATATATCATCATCTCTCAATGGTATATTGGGATATATTCTACTTCTTAAAACCTCTTTACCATCAAAAGTTTTTTTCTTTTCATTATTTTCATATCTACTATCCATATTATTAAATATAATTTAAAATAATTATCCTCCCAATTTGAATGGTATTTTAAATTTATCAGCACCTAATTTAGATGTATTGAAATTTAAATTATTCATAAGATTTGCTGTTGAAAACGCAGGTTGTTCTGGCATTAGAAGTGGTGGATTTACCTTTAATCCACCAGCTGTTGGAACACCAGATGATGCTGCAGCAGTTGTTGGTGTATTAAAGATACTATCGAAACTCTTAAATTTAACAGATGAGAAATTTCCAAAATTATTAGCTTTGAATGGCTCGAATGATGTTTTAAATGGAGCAATACCAGCAATAGGATTTATACCACCATTAGGTGCTTTAAAATTACTTGATAATCCTAAGAAACCAATATTAGTTGAAGAAGCTCCACCAGCAATTACAGAAGTTATTCTATTAGCCGCAGATGCAGGTATTAAGCTTGTTTGTGAAGCTGCGTTTGTTAATTCCTTATTATTTTCTGTTTTTGGATTATCTGCTATTGAATTTGCTAATATTCCATTAGCGTTGTTAATATTACCAGCTATTTGAGAATTCTTAGATGTTTGTTCTTGACTAAGTAGTTTACTATTTATATTAACTCTTGGTAACTTATCAAATCCATATAGATACCCAGCTTCAGTATTACTTCTCTGCTCAACAAGTTTAAGAGTAATGGATACATCAACAATTTTTGGTAATATGTAATTATCTAATGAAGTTTCTTCTCCATTAATATTAAATTTAGAATCATCCGCTAAACCAGATGCTTCAGTAAATCCAACATGCCAAGGAGTATTATCGTCAATCCCATAACTTAAACTATCAATATAGCAAGCCCTATCTTTATACATATTTCCCAAAGTAAATTGTAAGAATGGTGCCCTAACACCAATACCACCAGCATAACCTTGTGGATATGCTAACGATGTTAGAAAGTTTAATCTCTGCCATGCAGCAACGTGTTGTAATGGTGTTGTTGAGTAAACTTTAAAATTAAATGTTACACTTCTTTCAATACCACTATAAGTGTAGTATTTAAATGGAGAACCAATAAATTGTGCACTATCCCAAGATGGTGTTGTTGATTCACTTAATCCAGTAATAGTTGCTCTAAAATTTACAGCAAGGCCAGATGATAATGACCTGAACTTTAATGTAACAAAATCATAATCATCCAAAACAGTACCATCTGCTAATTGTAAACTAGTTCCTTTATTTGGTGTATATTGGGTTTTTTCATTCAAAAAATCCATTCTTTCAGATGATTCAATACCCAATTTAGTTTTTAAAGTTACTTTTGGATTTACTTCGAAATTTTTAATTTGAGAATATGATTTAGAAAATGCACGTCTATCAACAGGAACACCAGTACCAACATTAAATTTCAATCTTTGAGATGCTTCATCCAAATTCATCAATACAGATGATAAATCATTTCTTAAAGCTATATCATCTTGAGTTTCATCAACAGTTCCAGAATAGGTAATTGTAGATTGTTCTGCATTTGATATAATAGGAGATGCCGATGGTACGGATACCCCATCACCTAAATTTATATTTGGAATTTTTACTCCAGGTATATTAAGTGAACCTATTTTTGATGTGCCGTTTGATATAGCTTGTTGACCCAATTTTCTAGCTCCAGCTAATTTACCTACAACATTTTCTTTTTGTTCTTTAAACTTGTTTTGGAATTTAGCAAACGGATTATTTAAATTTCCAAATGGTGTTTTAATTTCGGAACTAACCGGTGGTACTGGTTGGGATAGCTTATTTACTTGTGCTTGCGCTACACTTGGAGGGGATACCTTTCCTTCTTCAATTAATTTATATAATGTTGATAAATCATACCTTAAATTTACATCGGTATTTTTTAAATCAATAGTTGTTGAATAATTTTTAGCACTTGAGTATAATCCAGAACCATTATTATTTCTTGCTAAGTTTTGAGTAGTTGGATTTGGTGAACCAAATAATAAATCACGTAAAGCATTTTTTCCACTTTCTACTAAATTTCCTACAATTGCATTTCCAATTTGCTTAGGAGTACCTCTTAAACTATTTTTTAATAAGTTTCCTACAAAATTTCCCTTTGCATCATTTCTAATTTTAGCAAGGGTTATCATTATATCTGGTTCACTACTACCTTTAAAATCAGAATTTATTACAATTTTGCTTGGAATAATATCACCTGGTAGTTTTACCCCAAGTGTAGTTAGTGCGTTTTCACCAATTTGTTTTATTTTTTGTATAGTACCACCTACCAAACCACCAGAAGATACTCCTTCTGGATTTACAGAATCTTTCATAAAGACAACCATATCTGTCTTTTGAGTTGTCAATTTAGTAATTGCAGTTCCATAAATTATAGGAGCTGATAGTTTATTGATAATTCTTACACCTGTTACTTCCTGTTCTAATCTACTTTCACCTATCCTTGTTGATAACTTTCTTCTTACTTCAGTAGCTGCTTTAAATGAAAGATTTAATCCTCCAATAGCTGGTGTTATCGGTGCATCTTTACTATTACGAATATCATATTTTACTTGAGCAGTTTGCCCATTTTGTAAAATTTTCTTCTTAAATAAGTCTTCTATACTTCTACCCATTATTTAGCGTATGAATTTTTATTACTTCTATCAACATAAGATGATACTCTTGCTGTAACACTTGCGCCATCCATATTAACTGCTATTTTACCTGCATTTAAATCTGCTCTCAGCCCTTTAATTTCATTTATTAACTCGTCCATATCAGACCCACCAGCTTCGCCACCTTCACCACCACCTCCTAATAACTCACCACCACCCAATGCTAAGAATGCACCAACGGCAATCATACCAGGAATAGCCATAATCGATGCCATAGCAAATCCCATCAATGATAATGATAATGCTCCAAATCCAGCAGCCATTGCCAATAAACCAGCTGCATTTTCTAAACTAAACAATGGAAGTACTTGTGTCATAAATTGTGCTATACTACCAATTATTGTTGAAATACCACCAGCAACTGCTGTTATAACACCTACAATTACATTTCCAATTGAGGTAACAAGCGGTGCTAGTAAACTCAAAGCAAATGTTAAAGGTATTAAAGATACACCAAATGCCGCAATTAAAGCAACGCCTAAGAATGGAAGACCTGTTGCTGCAGCTGTACCTATTGCTGTTAATCCCGCGGCCAAAGCACTTAATCCAATTCCAGCACCAACACCACCTAATGCAACAGCTGCCAATCCAATTGCTCCAGCAGTCATTAAAGCAAACCCAGCAGCTGCAACAGATAATGTTAATGCGCCAACAAACGCAGTACCAGTTCCCATAGCTTGTAAACCAATTCCAATAAATTCCAAACCAATACCGGCATTAGCACCAAATGCACCAAGCGCCATCATTGATGGAATACCAATAACCATAAGAGCTAATCCAGCTGCAGTAGGTATAAGGTTTAGTGCTCCAAATAAAACTTTTGCACTACCCATTTCTTTCAATCCTGCTGCTAAACTTGTTAATCCACCACCACCTCCTTCAGGAACAGGTGGGATTGGACCTCCACCAGGACCGGGTGCTGGACTTGGAATTGGAGATGGTGCTGCTCCACCTCCACCAAATAATCTACCTATAATTGGTATTTTGGATGCCATACCTTTTACATCAAATCCCATTTGTGCAAAAGAACCACCTAATTGTGCACCAGCCATCACCATACCACCTAAAGCTTCTAATGATGTACCCAAATATTTGTTTAATCCAGCATCTATGGCTTCACCAGCTAAACTGAATTGTCCACCAATAGTACCTGCCATTCTTGCAGCTTCTTCTTCAGCACTAACCATCTTTTGAAGTTCAGCTACGGAAGTACCTAATAATTCTGCAGTTGCTTTCTTTGAGTAGTAATCCATTTGATTAAATCCATCGATACCACCCAACGCACTTAATGTTTCTTTAGTTGCACCAGCTATATCACCAGAATAAGCCAATTGTCTAGCTTTATCCAAATTAATATCTTTACCCAATAAAGCACCTAATTCCAACTCCTTTGTAATAGATGTTTCAAAATCAAGAAGGTTGTCAGCAATTCCGGACATTGTTTTTAAATCAACACCCATCTTCTTAGCTGCCGCACCTGCTGCAATTATATTCTTACCACCATCTTTTCCAAATAATGCAAATTCTTCTGCTGAATTTGCTAAATCAGCCATTAAATCAGATGGTATTATTCCATTTTGCATTGCAAATTCTTGCGTTGCTTTTGTTAGGTTTAGTGCTGTTTCTTCACTACCATCATTTAATCTTGCAAATGAACCTGCTAATGATGCTGCTTCAACACCACTAATACCCATATTTGCCGATATTAATGAAATTGAAGCTTGCAATTCTCCAGAAACATTATTCATACCACCAAATTGGGCCGCTAATTCCTTTGCATTAGCTACTGCATTATCATCTAAAAATGCTAAAGCGGTTGTACCAGCTTCACTTAGACCACCTAATTGAGAACGAACTTCTCCCATTTTATTGGCCAACATACCTGCGCCAATTAAAACAGTACCAAAAAATCCAGCAGGACCAGATGTTAGTGTTGCTGCGGTATCTAATATACCATAAAGAGCTTTATTAATACCATCATAAACATCCAATTGTGCTTTCAATTGCTCTTTTTGACCATCTGTCATATTAGAGTAATTTTCAGCCAATCTATTTTGAGCATCTAAATTATCAAGTATTTGCTGGTCTATTCCTTGAACACCATTCAATGAATCTAATAAATCTTTATATTCTTCATTTAAGGATTGTTTTGCAACTACATCGGAAATGCTTGTTTGGGCTAAATCCCTATTTATTTCCGCCATTCTATTTAAAGTTTTCTCCTGGTCAGTAGTTATTGAGTCACTTGCAATAGTTTGTATCATTCTTCTTTGTTCCAAATCTGATAAAGATTTGTACATAGAACCCAACGATTTGTTTTGGTCTTCTTGAGCTTTATATCCTTGTAATCGTTCTTTATTTACTTTTTTTAATTCTTCTGCTGCTTCGGCAATTAATCTTCTTTGAGTTTGTAGATGAACATTTAGACCAGCGGCACCCGCATTTATACTTCTTTGTAAAGTTTCTTCATTTACTTTTAATTCCGCAATCGTTCTTAGTAGTTCTACTCTATCTCTTTCCACAGATATTATTATTTATATTTGCTATATTTTTTTATTTCGTCACGTAGTTTATCACTATCTGCTTGAATTTTAGCCATAATATCTACTATATCCTGTGGAAGTTGATTTTGTCTTGCCTTTTCCAATGCTTTATTTGTTGTATTGGCTTTTAATCCATCAAAAAATGAATTAACAAAATTTGAAGCTGCGCCAAATAATCCTTCTTTTTGTATTTGCTTAGACATAGTTTTCTTATTTATATTGTATAAATATTCAAGTAAACAAAAAGTGAGGATTATCGTATCCTCACTTTAGGTGTTTTTGTTTTTGCTTTTGCTTTTTTTATTTCGTCAGCCTCTTTTTTCTTCAAATCTACTAATTTATTAAAATAGAATCTTCTAAGATAAGTTGGCATGAAGTAAACATCTGACCAAGTAAATCCATTACCATGTTGAACCATATCCCAAATCTGCGAATGTAGTTGGGTTCTATAATCAGGTGGTAGGGTAAAAAAAGCCAATCCCAAATGGTATATCAAGTGCCTCCGTCTCACCTGTTATATTAGATGTAAATGTAAATTTCATATCCAAATCAGGACTTATTTCTCTTACATAGGCTCTAAATGATTTTGTATCTTTTGCTAAAAATTCATTCATTACAAATTTATTAATATACCCTCTATCAGAATTTCCATCAACTGATACAATCATATATTTTAAACGAGTTGTAACATCAAATGATGCCCCACTATTTTTATTTAATTTTTCCAAAGCTTGTAACTCTCTATTAATCTCCTGCTCATCACCATGCGTTAATAATTTAAATTCAATTTCTTTACCACTTACCGGTAATGTGAATTTATATTTATTAGATGAATTTAAAAGAGATTCATTAATATCTTTAGTTTGTACTTTTGATAAATCAATTATCTCTTTTTGTTTTTCGTATGTAAATGGGTCAGTAATTTCTACGTCATATTCAGGTCCATAGGCTAAAATACGAGTAGCCATTAAGATTGCATTCTTATCACCAACCAATATATCGTTTGGATTTACACCAGGCTCAACTACTACTGATTCAAATAACTTATCCAATACCATACCTTTTTTGATAAGACTTTGGTTAGCAAGAATATCTTCTTCTCTTGCTGTCATATATTTTAATTCAATTGTACCTTTCTTTAAAGGGTGTGATTCTGGATAACCCAACCCTTTCGATGGTAATTCGATTGTTTCGGTTGGGAATTCAAATTTTCTATTATCTACTTTTGGAGTAGATGGTTGTTGCGTAATATTAACTTCTGCCATAACTTTTATATGTTTTTGTTTGTATATATAAATACATAAAAACAAAAAAATTAGAAATAAAAAACCCCCACCATTTCTGATGAGGGTTGTCCTTCGGTAGCTTCCGTAAGGAATATTTTTAGAATTCTAAGATTGCGTAATCGTAAGCTAATGTTAATTCGATTGTTGCAGGTTCGTTAGAATCAAATGCAACATCTCCAAAGTTAGCTGATGTGATAAATGCACCTTTTATTTTCCACTGCTCAATTTTATCACCAACAGGACCTAACATATAGAAATCTATATCTTTTTTATAGAAGTCCGCATATCCACGTCTACCAGTAATTGATTCATGACCTAAACGTACCCACTCCATAACAGATTGAGCTGCTGATGGTACAATTGGGTCATAAAGGGTAACAGTAATATCTTGCCACTCACCTTTACCTTGCAATTGTCTTTTTATGTTTATGTGGTCTAAAGTTACCTTTTCAAATTGAATTGAAGGTCTTGCCGCTGCTTTTACCATGTAGCCAGGAACACCGTCCCACTCCATAATATAGCGATTCTTCATTTTAGGTTCGAAGTTCGTATAGAACATCTTGTCAAACTCTAATATTTCTGCCATTTTGTTTCCCTTTTATTTTATATTAATAAATATTACCTTACTTTGTTTTCATATTATGCGGAGAAAGATGCCCCAGTTGGTAAGATGTTGAAATCAATTACGATGAATTCAGCTGTCTTAGCCGGTTGTAGGAATATCTGTCCTGCTAATATGTTTCTATCAATTACATCCGGTGTGTTGTTGGTTTCATCCATTACAACTCTGAATGCGTATAACCCTTGTCTTTGTTGAATTGCCTCTAAGTAAGGATTCACAGTGTTTAAGAATCTTGCTCTAGTTGTTGAAGTATTTTGTTCAAATACTAAGAAACGAGATGTAGATGCTACAAACTTCTTCAAGTTGATAAGTAATCTTCTTACGTTGATTCTATCTAATGCTGAAGCCTTATCTTGCAATGTCTTCTGTCCAAATGCTACAATACCTTGTCCAGGGAATGCTGCGATTGGGTTTACTTTGTTCTCATATAGAGTATCTCTTTCAGAATGTGTTAATCTATTCAATACACTAACTGCTCCAATGATACCACCTCTATTTAAACCAGCAGGTGCGAACCATTCTGCCGCCAATCTATCGTTCTGAGCGTAAACCGCTGGAAGTAAAACTGATGGAGGAACAGTTGTTAATTTATTTGTGTTGTTATCCACTGTCTTAACCCAAGGGAAGTAAGTACCAACATAGTTAGAATCTACTTCAGCTGCTTGTTCAGTTGCTACAGTTATTGATGCGTTGTAATCAGTAAAGTCAGCAATATAGAAACAATCTTGTCTATCTTCTACCATATCAATTACTTTTTGAGTAATAGATGGGTGAAGTTCTCTAACAATACCAGGAGTTACAACTAAGTTAATATCCCACTCATCAGGATTAGATACAGCATTAATTGCTTTTGTGTATGCTACTGAACCACTTGCTGATGCGTTTGAACAATTGAATCCTTGCGTATTTGAGTTACCCCAACCAGTTTCACCAGCTTTAGCAGGTTTTATAGTTGGATTAGTACCATCAAATCCAAATTGGAATGCTAATACAAATTGTCTCTTAACCATATCATCAGATTTAGAACCTGTCATTTGATATGATAATTGAGAATCAAATGCGAATACTGCGTTTGCTCCAGTTTCTGCATCAACAGGAATTGGTTTCAAATATTGAGTATTATCAATTGAAGTGAAATCAAATCCAGAATAATAAATTGGAGATGATGCTGTATTGTTAGCAGATGCTGTTACATAAGTAACCGAAGGAACTTTAGCAGCTATTGTAGCATTACCACAATAAATAGGATTGGTATATGCACCATGTCCAAACGGTGCTGCTGATACTGGGAATGAACCTGGTTCAGAAACCACAACTCTTACGAATTTTGATTTGTTTGAATAGTCACCATTTTCAGTAATTTTTCCTGATGTGTCGATTGTAAGGTATCTATCACCCACTCTCTTAGCTATGTAGTTTGGAGATGATGGGTCTAAGTTTACATTATTATATGTTTCTAATACAGTCTTTCTTTTATCGGTATCAGAATATCCTCTAATGGTTAAAGTAAATGTTGAATAATCGGTTGAACCATCTTCACCAGCTGCTTTAACATTAGAAATACCAACTTTTAACTTTTGGTTATATAATGTACCATGTCCTAAAGTTACAAATTTGAAAAGGTCAAATCTTTCACCAGAAATTGCTTGAGATTTAACCATTGGAGTTTCAGCTTCTTTTGCATCTAATGCAAAATTTTGTGTTGGAAGAATTTGTGCAGATATTACAGTTTCACTTACAGCTGAACCTGTATAGTTTAAAGTTGAATCTTCAAAATATGCATATACATAAGCTGCTTTAGTTCCGTATGGAGATTCTCCCCAAACATCAGAAAGGTCATTAGTTGCTGATGGAAGAATAGATGCACTATTGAATAATCCAGATGCAGATACTGCAAATGAACCAGAACTAGCTAAAGTATCAGAAATAGTTGCTCCTGTAAATCCAAAAGTTTGAAACCCATTTGATGTGTTAAATAATACACCAATCATTTTTTGTCCTAATCCAGCAGAACCAGATGCCATAATTGCTAAAGGAGCTGCTTGCTGGTATCCACCAATTCCCGCTACTCTTACAATTGTTGCTGTTCCAGCTTCTCTTAGATAGTTTTGTACTGCATATTCAGTATAATAAGTTCCGTCAGGTGTTCCGAAGATTTCTTCAAACTCCGATTGTGTTCTCACAATAGTTGGAACGAATGCAGGTCCTTGCTTAAAAGGTCCTACGAATGCTGCTCCAATTTCTCCTACTCCTTGCGCTAAGAAGGATAGGTCATTTTCTCTTGTGAATACGCCAGGTGATACGATTCTTTCTGCCATTTTATTTCTCCAATTTGTATTTTAGGTTTGTATTTATTAATGTTATAAAAATACACATATAAATATAATGAAAAGACCCAAAACACAATTTTAATATTAATGTTTGGGTCTTTTTAATATTTGAACTAAAAACCATTATTCTGGTTGTGCCATATATCTTGCTTCATTAGCAAGTGGGTCAGGTGTTACTGAACCAGATAATGAACCAGTATACCAAGGTAATTCATATTCATTTACGCTGGTAACAGTATATTTCTGCCCATCAATATCTTTCTGAATTCTACCCATAATATGATTCCAGTAATTTGTAGATGGGTTAGAACCACTTACATGATTTTTAATCCATCCCAATACTTGTTCTTGAGTAAGTTCACTATACGATGTGAATGAATCAACATTTACATCTGCTGCTGGAAATGGTGTAGCTCCTTGAAAACTACCACTATATCCATCAGTATCAATTACTTTTACTTCCCATTGAGTGCCAATGATAACACCCTCAAGTCCATTATAATTTTGCTTTTTTAGACTTTTAAGACTCCATTGTTCTGTATATGCCATAATATATTTCTTTTATGTATAAATATGTGTATTTTTTAAAAAAGGTAACCAATTATTATTTGTTTATAAATTCATAAACTATTTTTTTCAATTTTTCAATTTCCGAACTTTGTTCTTCGATAATTTTTTGTTGTTCTTTTACAGATTGAATTAATACAGGAACAATTTTTTCAAGTTGTACAGTTTTATAATTCTGTCCAGATAATGATTTACCATCAGAAAGTGCATCAAACGGAGCTGGTTTAATAGCTTGTGGTATTACTCTTTCAACTTCTTGTGCAATAACTCCAATATCATGTCTATCTTCAGGATAAAATCCTAAACTGTCAACAATAGGTTTCCAATCAAAATAAACACCTCTCAATTCGTTTAACATTTTTAATGCATTAGGAATTGTAGTGATATTTTCTTTCAATCTTTCATCAGATGAATATGCTACAACGTTACCAGCTGCATACATATTACCAGATGGGTCTAATTGCCATCTATTTGCTGACATAGACCATCCACCAATACGAATAACGTTATCACCATCCAATCCCATATTTGTTGCATATACACCCGTCTTATGCCAAGAGAAGAATGCCGAGTTATTACCTTCCGAATATGCTTGTAAGTTACCTGTATTGGTACTACCATTATAGTAACCTCTGTTTACGTTAAATTGGAATTGGTTGTTTGATTGTGAGAAACCACCATTTGTGTTAGTGTATCTAAATCTACCATCACCAGAACTTGAACCAAAATAGTATCCAGTATCATTTCTATCATAGAAGATTTGTGCCTCTATTGAGTTTTCAACATAAACAACGTTACCATTATGCCAGTTAAGATACATTGGGTAACCATTACGAGAATCAATGTGTAAGTTACCATTTGATGTGAACATACTTGCCCAGCTATCAACTCTACTATTTGTACCAACTCTTAGATAAGCTCCCCACCACCAGTTAGGTCCGTGAAGTGCACCACCTCTCATTCTTAAACCTTGGTCATCGGTATTATGTGGGTCTAAATAGTATCCAGTATCTTGGTTATCATAGAATATTGGTGCTCTTAACGAAGAACCAGCTTCTAAATATTGGTCTACATAAACACCCCATCCGGTAGTAACCATTCTTCTAGAACCATTATAGTACATTTGTAATTCACCACCACTCATATACCAAATCCAACCATAAGATGTATCATGTAGACCAAAGTTATGACCTAAAGTACTCATTAAGGTATATCTACTACCTACACCATACCCATACCATCCGTTTCTACCACCACCATAAGTTGCGATATGTCCATACGGGTTACCCTCACATTCAGGAGACCAAATACCATGTCCATAATCATTCCAATAAACACCAGTACAACCTTGCGGTCTAAACCAGTTGTTTGCCATCACATAGTGAAGTTGCGATGAAGATGCTGGGTCTATATAGTATCCCGTATTATTACGGTCATACATTATAGTTGCATATAAACCACTAACACCATAAATGTCATAACCATTCATTTCTAACCAATAATACATTCTTATTGGTCTATTTGAATAATATTGTAAATAAATGTCATTTCCACAGAAAGAATCTATGTGTAAGTTACCTGAAAGATAAATTCTACCACAACCATTTCTAGCATATAGATATTCTGCTACATTTACTCTATAAAATTCAGATGTGGAGTCAGGATTTACATAATATCCAGTATTATTTGCATCATAGTATCCACCAGCATATAACCAACCACCACTACCATCATTACGGTCATGCATTGCAACAGTTGTCCATCCAGACCAACCACCCCAGGCATTTCTAAACCTTAAGTTACTTATCGGACCTCCAACCAACTGCCAACCAGTGTTACTATTTCCACCATACGCATAGTGGAACGCTTGTGTACCAACCCAATGGCTTGTTCCGCTAGGTTGGTTTCCAGGGTTTGACCAAGAATCAATAAAGCCGGAGCCCCAAGAGGCTACTGAATTCATATCAGTTGTACCCCAACCCATTGAACCAACCCAATAAGCAGTATCTGATGTATAATCGTTTCTACGGAAGTTACCTCTGCCGGTCAATCCAATTCTCATTTTAGAGTAATCATCCAAGCCATTCCATCTACTATCACCATCACCATTAAAATAAAATGAAGTATTGTGGTCATAATATATAGCTGCTCTAACTTGGTTATCGGAATACACTCCGTAATCGGTAATTAACGCTCTACGGTTACCTGCCCAATATAAGTTAAGGTCACCACCACTCATATACCAAATCCAACTTCTGCTATTATCATGCATACCAACGTTATCGCCGGTTGTTGTCATTAATACATAACGAGAACTAATACCCCATCCGTACCATCCATTTCTACCACTACCATAAGTGTTTACAGTGCCATAAGTGTTTCCGGCACATTCAGGAGACCAAATACCTTTATCATAAGATTGTAAATAAATACCAGTACATCCTTGTGGTCTGAACCAGTCGTTTGCATACACCGTTCTTAATTGTGTAGAACCATTAGGGTCTACATAATATCCAGTATCATTTCCATCGTACCAATATCCAGCATAGAATGTACCACCACCGATGTTTCTACCATACAGCATTATCTCATACCACGGACGAACAGTACCACCCCACTTACCTCTTAACCACCAACGGCTATCAGCATCTCCAGCACCAACCATTTGCCAGCCATAAGCAGTTCCACCACCAGATGTTGCATAGTGTTGACCAGAAACAATACCTTGAGCATGAACATATCCACCACCTTGCGGGTGGTCAGTTCCACTACCCCAAATATCCCATCCACTAAATCCAGCTTCCCAAGCACTTGCCCACGTACCATAAGATGTACCCCAACCCCACGTACCAGTCCAATGGTTTTGGTCTGATGTAATATCTCTACGGGTTGTAAGCATTCTACCTAAGTTAAATGCTGCTCTACGAGTATAATCAGTAATTGCGTATAAATTAGTTGTACTTCTAGGGTCAACATAATATGATGTATCATTATAATCATACATTAGTTGAGGTCTAATACCACCACTACCAGGTATTTGAATTGTATTACTACCCTCACCCATATACATTGTCATAGATGAATTGTTACCATACCAATGTTGTGCCTCAACTACATAAGCTGAGAAATCCCAACGAGGTTCATTGTTTACGTTATTAACAAGTTTAATTCTATTAGTTACATCATAGTTTCTACGAGATGTTCCAGCCGGGTCATCATAATATCCTGTATTATCTCTATCGTAAAATCTATATGCATATAAATCAGAACCTAATGTTAAGTTACCACCAATAAATGCTCCACCGGCAAATCCAAAACGAGAGTAAGTTGTACCATTATTTCTCAATGCTAAGTGATGGTCATATCCACTTCCATACTCATAACCCAATCCGTACATATTACCGATTGGCCAAGATTCACCAATAGTCCAAATTACTTTAGATGATGTACCATTTACATTGTAATCACCCATCATACCACCACTATTCCTACTTACCAAATAGTTGCTATACCATACTCTACCAGCAAAGTTACCTTCGTTCATGTTAGAATATCCTGCAGGATTTGTATAATATCCTGAGTTATCACTATCATAATAAATTGGAGAATACATTGCTCCCAATCCCTGAACATAATCGTATGCAATTAACCAACCATCAATTCTAAGATTAAGATTACCACTATCCGAACTCATACGGAATTCACCAGCCCCACCAATAAGGTCAATACCAGATTGAGAATCCCAATGTGTATTAGTTCTCAATCTCATAGTACCTCCATTTGCGTAAGGCATTCTTATTTCAGAACCAAAATCTCCAAAATATGCTGAGTTTGTATCGTAGAATATTGGCGCTTGTACATAGTTTACACCATAGATGTCTCTACTTCTAAGAACTTGAAGGTCACCAGAAATCCAGCTATATGAATCGGATTCGATTGCTACCGAATATCCTTCAGCAACATCCATCACTCCATCGTAATATGTACCAT